TTAAAAGTCGATATATGCCGAGAATTTATCTCCGATATTATCTTTAGCAAATTCTGTAATATGGGTATAAACGTTCATAGTGGTTTTTAAATCAGAATGACCTAAACGATATTGAACTTGTTTTAAAGTCATACCTGAATCAAATAATAAACTTGCATGAGTATGCCTAAATCCATGTATTCTTATCGGTTCTAAATCGCTATTCTTTATTATCTCGTGTAGCCATTTTCTAGGCTTAGAAGGAGAAAGGATACCACCATTTTCTGATTCAAATATTTTAGTGCTATCAGGAAAAGCAAGATGCAGTCGGTTGAGTATATCGCAAGTTTTATCATCCAGACTTATTAATCTAATACTTGCCTTGGTTTTAGTAGCTGAAACCTCTAATCCAAGCGGAGAGTTAGAAACAGCTTTGTTTATATCAAGTGTCTTTTTTCGATAATCAGACCATTCCAAGGCAAGTAACTCGCCTTTTCTTATTCCAGTAAATGCGAGTAGTCTAAATAAGGCCATTTTTTTAATATTGTTTGTTGCTTCAAGTAATTTCATAAAATGTTTTAATTCATCTGGGTTGTAGAAATCTTTTTTACTTTCAGCTGTTCGTTTTATTTTTGGGGACGTAACAGGGAGCGCTGGATTGGCTTGTATATATCCATAAAGTGCAGCGTGATTAAATACTTTGCGAATCATTCCGAAGAGCTTACGTGCAAATTTGAGCTTATCCGACAGGTCATTTTGGAACTCTTGTAGTTGTAATGGTGTGAAATCAGATAGCTTTTCATCTCCGAACTTAGGTAAAACGTGTTTATCAAAAGCTCTCGTAGTTTTATAATAAGTGCTATTCTGTACTTCCTTTTCATATATCACTAGCCATTCATTATACAGTTCTCTGAAAGTCATATCGCTTTTAGGAGTAGGATTATCTATTTCTTTTTGAAGTTGCATAATAGCAGCTTTTGCATCAGTTTTATTTGAAAAACCTGAACGCTTAATATATTTATCTTTACCGTTTTCTTTTCCTAAGTATATTCTGAATTTATAAGCAGTAGTGCCATTTTTCTTTTTATATGCTTTTATTTCCAAAGTTGCTTTTTATACCTCATTTCTGATAAAATGGTATAGTAAAAAGCTTGTTAAAAGCCTTTATACTATTTTATAGTTTAAATCCGCCCTAGCCGTGCAAAGTTTGGGCGGATTTTTTTGTTTATGCAGGTAGGTTATTTACGGCATATTGTGCTTCCTCAGCAGTGAATTTTTCACCATAAGATGAAGTGAGCTGATCATAAATGGAATCTTTTGACATTGCCATTCGAGATTGATAAGACTTTGCCTTTTCTAAAGCATTTTTATTGTAATCTGCATTTAGGTTATCTACTGCGTATTGAGCAGCTTCAGCTGAAAAGCCTTCTCCCATATCAGAGGTTAGTTGGTCGTATATTCCCGCTTTAGACATATGCATCATATTGGAATAAGATTGTGCTTTTTTTAGAGCATTTTTATATTCAATAGGAGTAGCAGCTTCTTTAGCTTTAGCTTCTGCGTCAGCTTTAGCTTTAGCTTCTGCGTCAGCTTTAGCTTTAGCTTCTGCGTCAGCTTTAGCTTTAGCTTCTGCGTCAGCTTTAGCTTTAGCTTCTGCGTCAGCTTTAGCTTTAGCTTCTGCGTCAGCTTTAGCTTTAGCTTCTGCGTCAGCTTTAGCTTTAGCTTCTACGTCAGCTTTAGCTTTAGCTTCAGCTTCTTTTTTCTTAATTACTTCAGGGTTCTGTTTGATAGTAATTTCTTTAGTGATTTTACCACCGTCATTTTTTGCAGTTATTTCAACTATATCTTGATCATTTACTTCGTCTAGTTCATATTTTAAAGTAAAATTACCATCTTTATCAGAGGTTACTTTATCACCTATAATACCATAGCCAATTTTTACTTTGGTATTTGGTGTTGTTTTACCAGTAATTTCAGCAGTTTTTGAACTATCTGCGACAACAGACTCAGGAATTACAAGCGTAGGTTTATTACTTGATTCGGTTGTGCTTTTTTCGCTATTCTTTGACCCCGAATTACTGCTCGGAGAACATGCAGCTAATGAAATAGCAGTAAGCATAGTTACTCCAATAAGTGCTATTTTTTTCATAAAGTTTATATTTCCTAACCTAGCTTTTAACGAGGTTCAAGATGCTGCTCGTAGTTTTACTTATTTAATTAGTTCCCAATAATAGCTGGAATTCTTTTTCTGCCATATTAAAGAAATTATGACTTAGATGATAACGATCCAAAAATTGGTAAACATTAATAGCTTCAATTACATCAAAATAACTAATGTAATCTACGATATAATCATGCATTTCTTGCTTATTTATACTAACTTTTATTTCATCTTCAAATATTTCAGTGATAGCTTCATGCATCTCTAAATATTCATTTTTGATGATTGACTCAGCCAATTCAAAAGGTGCATCTGTTGTATTCACAAACACATTGAAATATTCATAGCTTCCCCCATTGGCTTCAAATATTTCCCAAAGTAGAAGAACCGCTTCGTGGTTTGCTCTAACTTCTTGTGGATTGATTGCATCAAAATATTTTCCACGATGGCTATCTTTATTAATAATATGAATCAGTTCATGAGCAATTTCAAAAGGAGTTACTTCAATAGAACTGTAAATCATTATTTTATCATCTGTATTAACGATTGCAGGCATAGGGAACATTTCATCAGCAAATACAGAAAATCCAAACTTTTCAACTTCTTTAAGGAGATATTCTAAAAGCTCCTGTCTGCTCATAGAACCCTCCTTATTTGTCTTCTAAACGTTTGCCTAGCAATCGTTTCATAGCTTCTTTAACATCATCAGTTAATGGTCTGCCGTCAAATGAAACCCACTTATCCCAATCAACTTTGCTATCATCTACTAAATCTGCAAGGTCAAATTTTTCTTGTTCGTTTTTAATAGAAACAATTTTAGATTTCTGTTCTTCTTGCTCTTCCAATTGAGAAGAAGCTGTATCAAGTACTATTTTTTGTCTTGGTTCTTCAAGTTGAGAACTGATTTCAGTGATTTTTTTCACCAAATGAGATTGTTTTTTATTATTGTTCCAATCTTCCAATGAGTAACCTTGTTTATATGAAGGGTCAATATCAGACTTTAGGAGGCCAAGTGTGTCCGAAATTTTTTGAAGGTTACCAGCATTAGGTCTAGTTACACCTTTTATATATCCAGACAAAGTTGTTGGAGGTATTCCAGCTCTTCTAGCAAATTCAGCTTGAGAGATGCCTTCTTCTTTTATTTTTGTTCTAATATTATTAGATATAACCTTTTTTAATTCCTCTTCTTGAGGTGTTAAAGTTCCTCTGCCCATTGTATGAATCTCTTTCTTGAATTTTATTATATCGTTATTATAACGAATTAAACAGTATAAAGCAATAGTTTTTTGTGAAAAATACGGTTTTTTTCGTATTTATTTATATTTTCGTCTTGACATACTGTTTAAACAGTAGTATAATTAATTCATAAAGTCAAACAAGCGAACAAACATGGAGCATTCAGTACGGCAGACGGAACAGGCTCAAATGACGGTACACGACGTATCCACCGCGACGTAAGTAGCAAGTTTGGCAAATAAAAAGCCCCAGAGGGGCGGAAAGGATACTAAATGGATAATCAAAAGCCTTCAATTTTTCCATTAATTCTATCATTAGTAGCTTTTGTTTTAGCTATCGTCAACTTTTTCTTCTTGTAGAAACAATAAGGTTTGATATCTAATGACAAGTTATTAAATACCTTGTAGGAACGAACAGAAGTATCCAAAGGATGAAGAACGTTCCCCTGAGTTGTTTGTATAATAATGCTGTTATCTGTTTTAAATTTCATAATATATGAGTCTTGTTCTTCGAAGTAAAATGCAAAATATCCTGAGAAACTTGAGTACGGTTGGATGGTCAGAGGGAGTGTACAAGACTTAAGTGGTAGTACCTTGGTTTTATAATCTGGAACATTGATAAAATCTCTGACCTTAATTTCTAAAGGTATAACATCTCCTTGAGCAACAGGGTATTTGTTCTTGGTAGAGTCATTAAAAGGCTGTTTATATTCATTAAGCATTTTCAGATTATAAATAGTTGTTGATATAGACGAGTTGTTTATAAAGTGCATCTTTATAAATAAAGCCTTACTTTCAGTGTCAGCAAGCAAATCATTATCGAAATTTACTCCCAAGTTCATTTTTTGTTTATTCTTATCTTTAAACCATGTAATAGCTGATACCGTTAAAGCTAAGGCAGAAAGAATCAAAGAACCTACTTGAGCAATGTTGGAAGCTATAGTTGTTATTTGAGTGTTCATATAAATCTCCGATATAATTTTAGTTTAGTCACTTACATTATAGCACGGAGTTATGATATCGCTCATAATGAGCAGGGAAGACTGGCGAACAGGTTCGATTCCTGAACTTCCCTTACTGCGAAAGCAGAAGTTTAAAGCAAAGAAAGGAGCCAGTATGGCAGAGAAAACACCACCAAAAATTACATTAAAAGCAGCACGAGTCAACGCCGGATTAACAGCTAAAGAAGTTGGAGAAATTGTCAAAAAGCACTACCAAACTATTCTAAGCTATGAAAAGGATAGTGAAAACATTCCAACAGGATTGCTAATTGAGTTGTCTGAAATATATCATTATCCTATGGATTTTATTTTTTTAGGAAAAACATACGGTTTAAACAGTATAAAAGAAAAAGCTAGCTAAAGAGGTGGAACATGAACGAATTACAAAATATTGATGGATTTAATGCCAAAATCTACGGAACAGCAGAAAATCCCTTATTTCTCGCAAAAGATATTGCAGAACTCATCGAACACTCAAGAGCGTCCGAAATGCTAAAAACAGTTGATGATGATGAAAAGCTAATGCAACCAATCCTTGCATCAGGTCAAAATCGTAATATGTGGTTTTTAACCGAAGATGGACTTTACGAAGTTCTTATGTCATCTAAAAAGCCACAAGCAAAAATTTTCAAGAAAAAAGTAAAAGAAATTTTGAAAATAATCCGCAAGCACGGGGCGTATATGACGGATGCAAAAGCTCAAGATGTTATCTCTGGTAATGGTTTGGCTGATTTGCTACTCCAAGCAGGAAATCAGATTAAGCAACTTGAACTAGAAAAAAGCCAAATGAAACCAAAAGCGTTATTCGCTGATAGTGTTTCAGCTTCCGAACACACGATTCTCATTCGAGATTTAGCTAAAATCCTCAAACAAAATGGTGTTGATATCGGAGAGAAACGACTATTTACTTGGCTTAGAGATAATGGATACCTTGTCAAGAAAATTGGTAGTGATTACAACTCGCCAACTCAACGTTCGATGAACTTAGGTATTTTAGAGTTTACCGAAAACACTCACGTTCATAATAGCGGAAAAATTACCGTAACTAAAACGCCTAAAGTAACAGGTAAAGGGCAAATCTATTTTGTAAACAAATTTTTACAAGATTTAGCCAGCTAGAAAGGAAAATCCATGTTTGAAGAAATGATTCAAAAGCTGAGAGATTCAGTTAGAGGAATTGTTTTAGATTCCATGCACGACTATATCTCCAATGATGGGAAGTATCCTCTTGCTTTAACTCAAAAACAAGTTATGGAGCTGATTGGCTGTAAGGATGAAAGTACCTTCGCTATTTCATTTAAAGAACATTTGAAATTTGCTGAAATGAATTACGGGAAATCAGGGACAAAGTGGTCAAGGGATTTAGTTATTGAATGGTTCAAAGAACCACGAAATTTGCAATTGCAAAGACGAGGTAAATAATATAACCTCCACATACAAAATTAATTCATTAAATGCGGTACTCCGCTAGAACAGAGAGATTTTGAATAAAGAAATAGAAAAGTTAGCTAACAACTATAAAGAAATAATTAACAAAACATCAGATCTTGCTTTGAAGCAAAATGATGGTGATATAAGAAAAGCTCGCAAATGGCTAAAAGAGCAACTGTTTTATACAGCTGATAGGGCCACAAACGAGCTTATCAAATTATCAATAGATAATATTTTAGATCACCACGGTGTTTCTTCTAACGAAACAATTGCTGAAGTTTTATAAGTAGTTTTAAAATCTAGTCCGATAGCAAACCAGTCAGTACTACCAAAAAGTCCCATCAGCCCAATATGTTGATATGATGTTCCTAAATCTGGAGAGTCTATGTTAGAACCTGAAAAAACTCCTTCGGCATAATATCCATCAGGATCTTTATCTAATGAATTCCAAGCGCTTATTCTGGTTTCTTCAGAAATAACGATTGACTCACCATTAGAAAAATGTACTTTAACAGACATCAACTTTCCTCCTTTCCATAAAACTAAGCAAATACCGCAAATATCTGCTCACAGTAATTATAGCACTCGGAGGATTAAAACACATACATAGAAAGGAAATTAATGGAAACAGCAATCATAAACGGTCGTAAAGTTCGACTAATTCCAACACCAGTTGGACAAATCTATCATGATTTAATCAAACGAGAAAATCGTGGAGTAGTGGTCTTTGAAACTTGGGAACGACCAGACGGAAGTCTTTATATGACTTAACGCAAAAAGAATAAGCAAGAGCTTGCTAATGATAAAGCTGCAATGCTTAACGAATGTATTTCAGACTGGAAAAAAGTTTGGAACTAAAAAAGCCCTGCATGGCACGCAGAGCAAGTAGGAAATTCGCCAAAACTTCTACTTAAATTATACCACGAATGCCTAGAAATTTGAAACGGAGAACATTATGGAATTACAATTAGTCCCTTTGGACAATGAAACAGGAGAAGTTCTTCAACTTAATCCTGAAATGCTTAAAAAGTTTGATAATAGTACCTTAACTAATCTTCTTTCAGCAACAAAAGGAATAGATAAATTAAAAAAAGAAGCCGAAAAAGAAGTCAAGAAACGCCTTGATGAAGGTCAACTATTTTCACGACTCTCTTATTCAAAACAACAATACACAAGAGTACTTGCAATGGATAACGCTGCTAAAATGGCTTTAATTAGAAAGTATGGGCTTGATAGTGTTGTTCCGTTGATTATTAATCAGTTAGAGAAAAAGTATGGAGAATCTGTTTATGAGGATATCCAGCCTTATATTGTTGAAAATCCAAAAGCCCAGTCAATTAAATGGGATGCGTGAGGTAAATTATGGCAGATTATGAAGAACAAATGCTTGCCTTACAAAAACCTTTGCAACCAGACCGAGTAGTTTGGAGAGTTCAACAATCAGGATTTTCTAAACAAGGTAAACCTTGGGCTATGGTTCTTGCTTATATGGATAATCGGGCAGTTCAAGAACGTTTTGATGAAGTTTTTGGAATTTCCGGATGGAAGAACGAATTCAAAACAGCTCCTGATGGTGGGACATTATGTGGTATATCTGTTAAGTTTGGAGACGAATGGGTCACCAAATGGGATGGCGCAGAAAATACTCAGGTTGAAGCAGTTAAAGGTGGATTATCTGGATCAATGAAGAGAGCAGCTGTCCAATGGGGAGTAGGTAGATATTTATATGACTTACCTACCAGTTTTGCTCAAACATCACTTGAAAAGACTGATGGTTGGAACAAAGTTTTTGATAAAAATTCAAAAAAGAACTTTTGGTGGAAGAATCCACAGCTTCCAAGTTGGGCTTTACCTCAGAATTCAAAGGTTCAAAATACAAAAGCTGACTTTACTGAAGAAGAGGTACCAACTCCACCTAAATTATATGTTGTTGGTAAAGATAAAAAAGAATTTGATGAGAAAAAGCTTCAAGCTGTAGTTAACAAAATGGCTATTATTGCCGGGAAAAACTATGGGGCAAGTATTGATGAACAAAATGATTGGCTAAAAATGCCACTTGATGAAGCATACAATGATATCGAAAAATTCGTAGATATAAAAAAGGAAGAACAAAATGATTAACAATGTCATTCTAGTAGGGCGAATCACTAAAGAACCTGAACTTAGATATACACCACAAAATAAAGCAGTTGCCGCTTTTACTCTTGCAGTTAATCGAGCATTTAAAAACGCTAATGGAGAAAGAGAAGCTGACTTTATCAATTGTGTTATTTGGGGTAAATCAGCCGAAAACTTGGCCAATTGGACTCATAAAGGTCAATTAATTGGAGTTACTGGTAGTATTCAAACTCGCAACTATGAGAATCAACAAGGGCAACGGGTTTATATTACGGAGGTTGTCGCAAGTAATTTCCAAGTACTAGAAAAAAGTAATCAAGCAAATGGTGAACGAGTTAGTAATCCAGCTGCAAAACCACAAAATAACGATTCTTTTGGAAGTGATCCAATGGAAATTTCAGATGATGACCTACCATTCTAACAAGTGCTGGAGGGTGGCGTAACGACCGTAAAGTCCATGAGTATTCAGTGCCTGCACATAAACACTCATTGCCAGCTTTTAATTTGAAAAATAAAACTTGAAATAAATATAGATGAAAGGATATCGAATGGTTGAAATTAGTTGGATTAAATTGAGCGTTAATATTTTCGATGATGAAAAAATGAAGTTGATTGATGAAATGCCAGAAAATGATGCGATCTTTAGAATATGGGTTTACTTGCTTAGCTTGGCGGGAAAAACAAATGATTCTGGGCTTGTCTATTTAAGTAATCATATTCCATATACTGATGAAATGATTTCTGCTTTGTGTAATAGGCCTGTTTCTACTGTAAGATTGGCTCTTAAAACATTCAGAGACTTTGGGTTGATTGAGATATATGATAACAACATGATTGGTATCAGTAATTGGGAAAAGCACCAAAACATTGATGGAATGGAGAAAATCAGAAAATTAAATGCTGAGCGTAATAAGAAGTATCGAGAGCGTAAGAAGCTTATAGAAAATAGTGACGTTAGCGTGACGTCACGTGACGCAACAGAAGAAGATAAGAATAAGAGTAAGAATAAGAAAAAGAATAATAATACTATGTCAGATAAATCTGACGATGTTATTCCATATTCTGAAATTATTTCTTACTTGAATGAAAAAACAGGGCGAAGTTTTAGAACTACTGAAGCTCACAAACGTTTTATCAAAGCGAGGTGGAATGAGGATTATAAACTAGATGACTTTAAGAAGGTCGTTGATAATAAAGTTGCTGACTGGACAGGCAAAACAATAAATGGTCAACCAGCAGAAAAATATTTACAACCGTCAACTTTATTCGGAACGAAGTTTGATAATTACCTTAACCAGACACCAATGCGCCAAGAACAAGCACAGCCTTATGATGATCTTGGATTGCCATTTTAGGAGGAAGAAATGGAAAGTATCGGAGATGTTATTGGAAAATTTGTTGATATGAATAAATTTAATGCAATGACTGATAAAGTTATCGCTTGTCCAGAAATAGAAAAATTCATTTCGGATAATAAGATGACTAGCGATGAAGTTTCAAAAAGTTATTCTAAATTCTACGAATATCTTAAAGAGAAAAATAAATTTGATAATAACGAAAAAACAGCATTGAGTGGACATGAACCTTTTTTGATTATGAACTGTGGTTATGCCGATGTTGTCTATCGTGAGACTGAAGAAGTGATTAAACGTAGGAAAAAAGCTGAGTTTGTCAAAAGGCTTAATCGCAATAGCATTGTGAGAGATATGACAATAAAAAAAGCAAGTTTTGAAAATTTTAATGCAGTAACTGACGAAGAAAAGAGAGCTTTGGCGTTCGCAAAAGAAGTATCTGAATATTATTATACTGGCGGTGAGGGAAATACTGTAGTAAGCGGGCCAGCAGGAACAGGGAAAAGTCACCTAGCCATGAGCATCTTAAAAGATTGTTTGCAGCATACTGATTTAACCGTTATTTTTGCAAGTTGGTCAGAGGTTCTTCACTTAATCAAAGATAGTTTTGATAATAAAGACAGCTTTTATTCAACTGAATACTTCATGGAAGTTTTTAGAAATACTGACTTATTAGTTATTGATGATATTGGAAGCGAGAAAATAACAGAATAGTCGATGTCTTTACTGACAGAAGTTTTGGATGCAAGGACTAAGACTATTATTACCACTAATCTAAAAAGTGATGAAATAAGAAAAAAATATCATAACAGGACATATAGCCGTTTGTTCAGAGGTATTGGAAAAAAAGCATTCAATTTTGAAAATATTAAAGATAAGCGTGTTAGTCAGTTGCCATTCTAGGAGAAGCAATGAAAACAATAATCATTGAGCAGTGGGAAAACGAACATTACCCACTCGGAAGAATTAAAAAGCAGAAGCTGGCAGAGAAATCTGAGCATGAGATTATTTTTATTCTTAATCGCATGGCTCAGATGCCTGCAATTGTTAGATTTGGAGAAGCGAGTGAAGTTTGAATTTGAATTATATCGGGCTATCAGTAAATCAAAAGATGTTCCAAAAAGTAAAAAATTGATTTTGAATTCTAATGACAGGATGCATTTCCACCAAAAAGCGAAAATAATTCAAGAATTAAAGAGAATTACTTTTAATCAAGTGCGAAATCCATTAAATAGCTTAAAGAAATTGCCGTTATTTGATAGCACACGGACTTGTAGCGTTACGCTGACAGTCTTTACACCAACCAAACGAAGAAGTGACCCAGACAACTTACAACCGACCTTAAAAGCGATTATGGACGGCTTTACAGAATCAGGGCTTTGGTCAGATGATAATCACGAAGTAGTTAAATTTACAAAATATCAATATGGCGGACTTTCTGGAACAAAAGCTTATCGTCTTGAAGTTGATATCGAGGAGGTTTGAATGACAGCATTCAGAATCATACCAACTGTTAAATTGTTTAACTTAGCTAATAAAGAAAGAGAAGACGGTTATGGAAGTAATTCGGTTTATATCACAGTTAGAACTAAAGGAAGTCATGAGCTGGTTGAAATTTATCGAGATATTAAATCTGTTTTCAACAACGGAAAAGATATGACTTGAATCAACTGTTTAATTTTATGGATAAGCAACTGACAGAATCATTAGTTGTGTTTGGATAGCTATAATTCATGAAAATTACGGTTACATTGAGCGCTTAAACTGTTTCATGGATAATTTATCACGAACTAGGCAAAAGCGCTTAGAAGCTAAAATATGAGGTAGTAATATGTTCAGCAAAAATGAAATAAGGCGTGGAGATAAAATATGCTTCCGCGACACAAAATTCTTAAAAGTTATCGAAGTTACTGACAAATACATAACGGTTGAAAAAGACCAGTTCACTAAAAAATCAGTTAAGCGTGATGATTTTAGAATTGTAAAAATAAATGGAAGATACCATGCATGTGAACTCTTTGACAGAGTTGTGAAGTGAGGGATGAGATGAAGTGTAAAAATTGCAACAAAGAAATTGAATATGTAAATTGCCATTACTTTACTCAACAACTTCACCCAGTAAGTTTAGGTGCTTATGAAAGTGAAGAATATTATCAAGCTGAAATAAAAGGCGGTGGAGAAGAAGCATATTATATCAACGTTCCAACTTTTATTACTGCTCTTGAATTCACTGACTCAATTCCTGATTTAGTAGATAGTATCTCTTGTCCTGAATGTGATGAATTTCCATTCAATAGCCCTGGAGTCGATCTTTACAACGAAACCGTTGATATGGTTTTTATGGGAGAGGAGCAGCTAGATGATACCAAAATTAAGAGCTTGGGATAAACAAGATGAGCGTATGAGTTATGGAGAGGTTGAATATTTCGACGATAGCATTAATTATCGTTTTGACCATTTCTGTACTGGCGCTGATGAAGACGTTGAATTTATGCAGTCAACAGGATTAAAAGATAAAAATGGCGTTGAAATTTATGAAGGTGACATTTTAAAACTGAATGCTATATTCTTAGCTCCTGATGACAAAATCGGTTATCTTGAATATTCTCCAAAATATGGATATTCAATTATTTTTGAAGGAAATAGGTTATATCGGCAAGAATTCTGGGCGAGTACAAATAAATTGAATTATGAAGTCATCGGAAATATCTATGAGAACCCTGAATTATTGGAAGGAGATAAGAAATGACAGTTGAAAGTTTACTAAAAACAATTTCAGAAGGAATGACAGTTAATGTAAAAGATTGCTATGGAAATATGATTATCCGTTTTAAATTTGGAGATGATATCGAAGTATTTTCTGCAAGTTTCCTTTTCCATAAAATCAAAAAAACTGAAATTAAAAATCAATTCGATTTAAATATTTATTTGGAGGACACGAAAAATGACTAAGTTTGAAGAAGAAGTAAAAAGACCAAAAAAAGCATATATTGACCCATTTTCTAAAAGAGATGTAGATTTCACTGAATTAGCTAAAAAATTTACAGAAGGTGCTCAAACATTAAAAGAATGGAAAGAATATGCATTCCTTCTTGAAGATAAGCTGAAACTCCAACAGCAAGCCCTGCCAGTCGTGCCTGAGTGTGTGGCAGACGCAATTGCATGGGATGAACAAATTGATAACAGCATAGCAGAAACTTTGAAGGATATATTCACTGCTAATGATAAAGATTTAAAAGAAGCCGGATTGTGGGTTAAAAATAATCCAGAAAAATATATTATTGCTCGAAATATCGGCTACACAGTCGAAAAACCGCAGCTGTTCTATATTGATTTACCAAAAGTTTTTGGATTAAGCGATTCAACCTTCGTATCAAAAGCGGAAAGTGGAATAATCTCAGAATTTACAAAAGGAAAAGATGATGCATTAAAATTAACAGAACAAGAAATCAAGTCAATTGATGAGCGTTACTGGCAGTTTGCTGTGCCTGTGGAGGTAGAAAAATGAGCGAAGTTTATAAAAATATGGTTATAGCAAATGCAGCTATTTCAAATGATATTTATTTAACAACAATAAATAAAGACGGGATGATGAGCCTTAAACGGAAAGTTATAACAGAAGATGTTCTTCGAGCGACTGTCCAAAACATGCAAAAAGATGCTGAAAGAAACGGTAGTGCTGTTTATTCTTGGTCTGCTAGTGATAAAGTTGTCACCCTTGCTTTTATTCCAGATGAGCTAAGAGTTCAATTCTTAAAATGGTGTGATGAAGTAGGATACTTGAGAACTGATGTGCCTGTGGAGGACGGAGAATGACAAGAGGATTTAAAAAACTAGACGGAAATGCGACTATTCCAGAACGAGCGACAAAACATAGCGCAGGATATGACATTTCAGCAAGTGAAACAGTTACGATTCAACCTGATGAAATTAAAATGGTAAGCACTGGGCTAGCTGTTCAACTTGGAGATGATGAAGTATTGAAATTATACGACCGTTCAAGTAATCCAGTTAAGCGTGGCATTGCATTGATTAATTCAGTAGGAATTATCGATTCAGATTACTATCCGCAAGAATTTAAAGGCTTGTTTATGAATATTTCAAAAGAGCCTGTAACCATTTCTAAAGGTCAAAGAATAATGCAAGGGGTATTTGTCAAATACCTTACAACAGACGATGACAACGCAAATGGAAAGCGTACAGGCGGATTTGGTAGCACTGGGGAGGTTTGAGAATGACCGACAAACTAATATCGCTTGTCAATGACTGGTGGGGAGGGATTGAATGAATCCAAGAATAAGTGAACTGTTTGACGAGCTAGACTTTATAACAAGTATAGCCAATAATATACATGCTGGTAGACTATTTGCTTCTGAAAGTATAAGAACGAAACTTCTAATAAAAGCAATTGATAACCAGCTTGAAATAGATGTTATTAGACACTCATTAAACCCACAGATTCCAGAACCTTGGGTGAGTATGAGCGCTGATGAGATTATTAAAGGATTAGGAGTATATAAATGAAACTTTTGTGTAAGCTGTTCGGGCATAAGTGGGAACCAGCGCCATTTACAATGACTATAGATTACTGTGAGAGATGTTTTATCGAAAAAGAAAATCCTCACGGTTGTATTACTGGCAATTTCAACCGCTCAGACCTTGACGAGTATGAGAACGTGTTCGGGGAGGAATGAAAAAACTACCACCATATTGGTAGTAGTTGTATGTCATTTTAGACTAAGTTTTCCAAATGTTTAACTGCGTCTTCAATGGTATTTCCATAACCATAGATTCCTGAGTTATCAGCAAGATTTGCTCTAAAAATATCATTTGAAGTATCAAGAGTTACTGTATATTGGAAAAATTTATTTTTATTAGTGAATGTCATAATTGCATTCTCCTTTCTTAAAAATACGAAAGGCATAGCGAAATTCTATACTGCCAAGTATAGCACGAATAACTTTAAAATGCAAAAAAGCCCAAGCTGACCAAGCTTGAGCGGTTGTTGTAAAAATTATTAGTTACTATTGAATGGTCACATTCATTATACTACTGATTAATTGATGACTATAAAATTTGATTTATTAAAAAATCTTTAACTATAACAAAAAAAGCCCGAATTGACCAAGTTCGAGCTTAATAGAACAAAGTTTTATGGATAATTTTTGTGGTCTTACAAATTATATCATACTGAGCTAGGAACTCGCTAAACTCAACTGGAGGGAAAATGGAAATCTATTTCAAAACTGAAGAGAACACTGGTCTCTTTTCAACTAATAAAAAGCAAATAGTTGAACTTCGAGGGTTAACTGTAGATGAAGTCGAAAAAATAATAAAGTTCTACAATGATTTAAAAGCTGCAAAAGAATAGAAAAAAAGTCCACTGCAATGGGCTTCGGCATGATTATATCTAATACTATTATACCACAAAAGGAGAATTTGATGAATGGCAGATAAGTTAGATAGAATTATTGGAGATTACGTTAATGGCAGACTTGAAGCCAGAATAAAATCAATTGAAAGCAGATATCTTTATAAACAAAAAGTAGATAACTTAGGTATTCGTACGGCTTATTCTGGCGGTTCGGAACCTGAAAGTCATGTTTTAAATAAAGAAGCACTTGAAAATGATGAGGAATTAATCAAACTCAAAGACCTGATGTACCAATTCAGCTTGTGGTACGAACCTTTAATCAAGGAGGAAAAAGAAATAATCAAGCTAAAACACTGTGGTTATGGTGGCTTTACATGGTACAGAGTAATGATGGAACTTGATAATGAAGGGATTGAGATTCCAGAAAAGAAAGCGAAGTTTATTTACTACCGATTCAGAAAAGATATAAACCCTCATATTGGATATTTCATTTGAAAGCATGGGTCAAATTGGGATAAAAACGACACGAAATTGGAGTGTTGCCCCTTGTTTTTACTGATATACTTGTAGCATGAAGTTATCAGCGAAAGCAAACAAAATGTAATTCGTTCGGTTGGATATACTTCTAAGCAAGTCATTGCTCGAACCAGTGGCTTGCTATTAAACGTTTATAGCTAAGTGATAGCGTGGATAGTTATTAATGTTAATAAACAGCTTAGTGGGTAAGCAAGGAATAGAAACGACTTCGCTAATAGAAGTTATAGAGTTCGCGACTCTATCTTGCTATTATATTTTATTACAGGTTGTCCAATGGGCAGCCTTTTATTGTTGGAGGAATTATATGAGCCCATATAAAGATAAGCGGTGGAGGAGTAAAAGAGATACTGCTTTAAGACGTGATAAATATGAGTGTCGAAATTGTAAAAGGTTCGGCATCACAACGACTGCCACTGTCGTCCATCACGTTTGGTTCTTGAGAGATTATCCTAAGTGGTGGTTGTGTTTATGGAACTTAATTAGTTTATGTGAGAAGTGTCATAATAAAATGCATAACAGAGATAGTGATATTCCTACTGAGCTTGGAGAATATTGGCAAGACAAAATCAAGCCCCCCACCTCTGCTATAAAAAAATATTTTTAAAAAGAACCGAGTGAGTTTAGCTTTTTCCAAGTGTGAGGAAATTTGAAAATATTTTTTTACAATTTTTGATAGAAAGGAGTGATATTTTTAGTTGAAAAAAATCCCAACAGAAGAAACAATTTATAAAGATACGATTGCACAAATGAAACAGTTAAAAACCTATAACTATGCCTTTAATCGGCTAGTACGAATTTATGCAGGAATGGTCCGACAATATTATGAAGCTCTGAAAGTTTGGGAAGAAGAAGGTTCTCCAATTTCAACGCTAAGTGCGTCGAACTCAACTAAAAAACATCCTGCTTTAGATCAAATCGAAAAATTAAGAAAAGATATCTTATCTTATTCAAATCAACTCATGCTGAACCCGAAAAGTCAAAGAGATTCTGAAACTAAACCAGAAGAAAAAACTTCACCGTTTGCTCTATTTATGAGTCAGAGTGGCGGTGGTGGAAGTGGATAATTTTGAAACTGCCGTTCAATGGTCAAAGGATGTTATTTCAGGCAATACTCTTGCGAATATTGAACAGAAACAAGCGGCTCAACGATTTTTAGATGACCTTGAATCTGATAAGTGGGATTTTAAACATCATCAGTTTGATTTCGTGATTGGATTAATTGAAGGAACAATCGTACACGTTCAAGGCGAAAACAAGGAAGGGAAATCATTTAAAGATACCCCGATGTATTTGCAGCCTTGGCAAAAATTTGTCTGCGTAAACTTATTTGGTTTTTTTGAAAAGGGTACAAATATTAGGCGTTTCAACGAGGCGCTTATTTTTTTACCTCGTAAGCAAGGAAAAACTGCATTTGCTGCTTCATTAACTTGGGCAAAAAATATTGTTGACCGAGCAAGTGGAAGTAAGACTTATATTGTTGCCAATTCTTTAAAGCAAACACAAGAAAGTTTTGGATTTCTTACCTATAATGTTGAGAAAATACGTAACGATGTTAAAAAAATGCGCATTCGTGATAATAACCAAGAACATTCTGTTCATGTGGACTTTGGAGATGGCTACTGCGATATTTTTGCTATCGCCAATCAAGACGACAAACTAGACTCTTTGAACGGGAATGCGTTAATTCTTGATGAAATCCACTCATGGAAAAAAGCTGGTGCAAAAAAATACATCTTGATGAAAAACTCTCAGAAAGCTTATCGAAATAAGTTGCTTATGGGGATTTCAACCGCTGGGGATATTGCTAATGGGTTTCTTGCGCAGCGGGTAACTACTTTGAAAAAAGTGTTATCTGGCACTATTAAAGATAAAGCTTATGATTCATACTTTATTTTTCTATGTACTGCTGAACAAGATGAAAAAGGGAATATCATTAATCCAGTTACAAGAGAAATTACCACAATTGATGATCCAGAGGTTTTAGCTTCAGTTACTCCATCACTTGATGTAACAGTAACTTTAGATGATTTAATCACCGAAGCAAGACAAGCATTACTTGAACCTCAACTTAAAGCAGAGTTCTTAAATAAGTCACTTAATATTTTCACCAATTCAATGGATGCTTACTTTGATATTGACGAGTTTAGATTTTCTAATAAGCAACATTCTTGGACAATGGAGGAATTATCAAAACTACCAATCACTTGGTATGGGGGAGCTGACCTTTCTAAAATGCATGACTTGACCGCTTCAGCACTATATGGAAATTATGAGTATAAAGGTAAATCAATTGATATTGTTATTACTCATGCCTTCTTTCCAAAATCTAGAGCAATTGAAAAAGCACAAGAAGATGACATTCCTTTATTTGAATGGCAGGAAGAAGGATGGGCGACACTATCCAATACGGAAACTGTTCTTTATGATGATATTGTCAAATGGTTCATGGAAATGCGAGATAAAGGATTCAAAATAAAATCAGTCCATTTTGATAAAAAGTTTGGTCGTGAATTTTTCATGATGATGAAAAAACAAAAATTCAAAATGGTTGATGCACCTCAACAATTCTGGAAAAAATCGGAAGGGTTTCGAAGAATTGAATTTAAGGCTAAAAATAAAGAATTATATTATGTGAATAATATGGCCTATGAGTATTGTGTTGCCAATGTTAAAGCAATTGAAAAAACAGATGATGCGATTCAATTTGAAAAAGTAATGCCTAACCAAAGGATTGACTTATTTGATGCTTCAGTATTTGCAAGTCGTGGAATGCTTGAAGAAAAAGAACAAAAGAGTAAAAAAGATGCCTGGGGTATCGGAAATTAGGAAGGATAAAAATTTGAAGTTTTTTAATAACAAAAGAAGTCCAACAGAAGAATCAAAAGCAAAAGATGAAATACCCAAAGCGCCACAAGTTGTAATGACTTTGCCCAATTTTTTTAAAGAATTAATTTCGGACGGTTACACAAAATTATCTGACAGCCCAGAAGTTAGAATGGCTGTAGATTGTATCGCTGATTTAGTTTCAAATATGACAATTCAACTCATGCAGAATGGCGAAACAGGAGACAAGCGGATAAAAAATGACTTGTCACGAGTGGTAGATATTGAGCCAAATAAATATTTATCGAGAAAAACGTTCATTCAATGGTTAGTACGTTCTATGCTTTTAGAAGGAAATGGAAATGCAGTAGTAAAACCACAAGTAAGCGGCGATAAAATTATTGGATTAACTCCTATTTCTCCTTATAAAGTGACATTTAATGTGAGTGATGATGATTTAGATTATTCAATAACGTTTGATAATAAAGAATATGACCCCAGTACCTTGCTTCATTTTGTTTTAAATCCATCAATTGAACGTCCGTTTATTGGAACGGGATATAAAGTGGCTTTAAAAGATATCGTTGGTAACTTGAAACAAGCAAGCGTCACAAAAAAAGGGTTCATGGCAAGTGAATATATGCCAAATCTTATTGTTTCGGTCGATTCAGATTCTGATGAACTATCTGATGAAGAAGGACGTGAGAACTTTGAAGAAATGTACCTTAAACGTAAAGAAGCTGGAAAACCTTGGATTATTCCAGAAGGTATGGTTAATGTTCAACAAATTAAGCCATTGACTTTGAATGATTTAGCGATTAATGATGCGGTAACTTTGGATAAAAAAACGGTAGCGGGTATTTTTGGAGTTCCTGCCTTTTTATTAGGGGTTGGAACTTATAACAAAGATGAGTTCAATAATTTCATAAATACAAAAATTATGTCAATCGCTCAAGTTATCCAACAGACTTACAATAAATTAATTGTTGAAGAAGATATGTATTTCTCACTCAATCCGCGAAGCCTTTATAATTACTCACTGACAGAAATGGTAAGTGCTGGTGCGCAGATGACACAACTTAATGCACTAAGAAGGAATGAATTTAGAAATTGGGTGGGAATGCCTCCTGATGCTGAAATGGATGATTTACTTGTTTTGGAAAATTATTTACAGCAGAAGGATTTAGTGAACCAGAAAAAACTCATTCAAGATGAAACTTAGAAAGGAGGTGAAAAATGGAAAAAAGAAAAAATTACCAAGTCAGAAACTTTAGAAGCCTTGATTTAAACGCAAATGATGAAGCCGCTGAAAAAATAATCAGTGGTTATTTTATTGTCTTTAATTCAGAAACAGAACTTTACGAAGGCTGCTTTGAAGAAATCTCCCCAGAAAGTTTTGACAATGTTGATTTATCGGATGTTCGGGCCTTAATTGACCATGAGACTTCAAAAGTTCTAGGGCGGACGAAGTCTGGAACATTGACACTTTCTGTTGATGCGAAAGGTGTTTATGGAGAAATAAAAGTCAATGAGAACGATACTGAAGCAATGAATTTATATTCTCGTGTTCAGCGTGGGGATGTTGACCAGTGTTCATTCGGTTTCAATATTCTTGATGAAGCAATGGAAACTCGTGATGATGGTTCTTACAAGTTCACGATTAAAGCAATTGAATTATTTGAAGTTTCAGTTGTGACATTCCCAGCATATGCTGACACAGCAGTAGAAGCACGTAGCAAACAAATAGAAAATATGGAAAAACGAGAACTTCTCGCTAAAAAATCCAAATTGGAGGAAAAATTAAATGGCCTTAAAACAACTTATTTTGAATAAACAAATCAAAGAACGTTCAAGTGAAATTGATAAATTACTTTCTCAACGTTCTGACCTAGAAAAACAAGAAAATGACTTGGAACGAGCGTTGGAAGAAGCCAAGACAGATGAAGAAATTTCAACTGTCAGTGATTCAGCCGATGACTTAGAAAAACAAGTCAAAGATTTAGATGAAAAAATTGCAGAATTGCAAAAAGAAAAACAAGACCTTGAAGATGAATTAGCTAAAGCTGCTGATCCTACTGACCAAAAACCTAAAGATGGAGAAAAACGAAAAATGAAAAAATTTAAAGTGACTGAAGAAGAATTAGCTGAAAAACGCTCAGCAATCAATGCATTTGTTAAATCTAAAGGCGCTGAAAAACGTGATGGTTTTACTTCTGTTGAAGGCGGGGCTTTGATTCCGCAAGAACTCTTGCAACCACAACTTGAACCAAAAGATATTGTTGACCTTTCAAAATATGTTCGTTCAGTGCCTGTTAATTCAGCAAGTGGTAAATTCCCAGTGATTTCTAAATCAGGTTCTAAAATGGCAACTGTTCAACAACTAGAAAAAAATCCACAACTTGCAAACCCAAAAATGGTTGAAATTGATTACTCTGTTGCCACTCGTCGTGGATATATTCCAATTTCGCAAGAAATGATTGATGATGCAAGCTACGACGTAACAGGATTGATTGCAGACGAAATTCAAGACCAATCGTTGAACACTAAAAATGCTGATATTGCAGCAGTTCTTAAGACAGCGACTGCTAAATCAGTAGTTGGTGTAGACGGCTTGAAAGACTTGATTAATAAAGAAATCAAGAAAGTATATGATGTAAAATTATTTATCTCAGCTTCAATGTATTCAGAATTAGATAAACTCAAAGATAAAAACGGTCGCTACCTTCTACAAGATTCAATCACAGCAGCAAGTGGTAAACAATTGCTTGGAAAAGAAGTTGTTGTACTCGATGATGATGTGATTGGTAAATCTGTTGGAAATGTTGTTGGATTTATTGGAGATGCCAAGGCATTCGCTTCATTCTTTGACCGTAAGCAAGTTTCAGTTTCATGGGTAGATAACAATATCTATGGTCAATTACTAGCTGGCATCATTCGTTATGATGTCAAAGCAACCGATAAAAAAGCTGGTTTCTATGTAACGTTTACCATTGGTTAAAATGATAAAACTACAACAACTACAACTAGACACGATTAAAAATAGGATAGGATAATGAAATTTTTATTTGCACAACCAGCTAAAAAAAGATTTGCTTGGGAATTGCATACTGTGATTAATAGTTTGTCTAAATTGGGGGTGGATAAAAAAGACATTATCCTTTTGTTTGCTAAAGAAGATGATTCTGTATTAATGGAATTTAATGATTGTAAAGTCTATTCATATGAAGATGATAGATTTGATAAGTCTTATATCCCAAGTATTAAACCTTATTTATTTTATAGATATTTAAGTGAAGATTCTGAAAGAGAGAATGAAACCTATATTTATCTTGATTCTGATACTGTTATTCTCGATTTAGAAGCGTTTAAAGTTCCAGTTACAAAAAGTAGATGGTATTGCTCAGACACTATTGGTTACATTGGACTAGATTATATTAAATCTGTCACTAATTCATCTCGAACGCTTGAAGTAATGACAGATGCGATAAAAGTGCCAATCGAATGGTTAGAATCTATTCAAAATAACTCAGGAGGTGCCCAATGGGTAATTAAAAATCCTAGAGCTGGATATTGGCATGATGTTTATGTTAATTCTATTATTCTTTATAGAGCAATTTCTCCACTTGATACGTCACTTCAAAAATGGACGGCCGAAATGTGGGCCCAACTTTGGACAATGTATCATTATGGAATCACACCAAAAGTAAGCAAGAAATTAGATTTTGCTTGGTCAACTGATGATGAACTAGGAAACAAAAAGATTATTCATAATGCTGGGGTAACTGAGGGTATGGACTTGTTTTTCAAAGGAATATATCTTGATACTCCGCCACTTGAAGCTTTAAATCAAGAATCCGGTAAGGTATCTGATCGCTATGTTCAAATCGTGAAGGAGGCAAATTATGGATGAAGATAGTATTTTGAACCTTGTTAAAGCCGTTTTGGGATATCGTTCTGCAGTTAGAGATGAGCTTCTAAAAGTGATTATAAAATCAGTTATTACAGAACTCAAAGATAATAAAGGAATTGTACTAGAGCCAAAAAGCGATGAACAAGTCATGTTTATTGTAGATTTAGCAGCTTTTAGATATAAACACCAAGGCGGTGAAACAATGCCTCGTAATCTTGAATATCGTTTACGGAATTTAATCATTAAATATCGAGGTAAAAATGATGTGGGATGAAGAGATAACTTTGTTGACTCCTGATGGATATGATGAGGATAGTTTAGGGCAACAAATCCCTAAAACTAAAAAAAATATCGTTCTTGGTTATGAAAAACCAATGAATCGAGCTGAATTTTACCAAGCTGGTCAATCAGGAATAGAGGTCACGCATACTCTAGTTATTCACCCTTTTGAATATAATAATGAGCAAACATTGTTATATCAGGGTTTACTATTAACAGTGGTTCGACATTATAAGACAAGTAATGAAGAACTCGAATTAGTTTGCCGTTTGAAAGTCGGTGATTCTAATGGCCAATAAAATTTCAATAGATGATTTAGCTAAAACCATTGAAAGTGAAGTTCGTAATTGGACTAAGGATGTTGTAGATGATATTGATGATATCAAAAAGGACATAACTAAAAATGGTGTCAAACAACTTAGGGAAAGCAGTCCCAAGAGAACAGGAGATTATGCAAAAAATTGGACTTCTCAAAAATTAAAAAATGGAGACCAAGTAATTTACCAAAAGGCTCCGACCTATCGTTTGACTCATTTACTTGAAAACGGTCATGCAAAAAGAAATGGTGGTCGAGTATCCCCGAAAGTCCATATTGCACCAGTTGAAGAAGAACTTGTGTCTAATTATATCAGCAGGGTAGAAAAGAGGTTGAGTCAATGACGTTAGAAGAATTAAAAGTAATTCTCGACCAAACAGGTCTTAAAGTTGGCTACAGGTTATGGGCAGTTGGGCAAGCCCCACCTTTACCCTACATTCTTTACTATGTTGATGAAGAAATTGGATTTAAAGCCGATAACCAAATTTATGCCAAAAATAAGGATATAACGATTGAGTTATATTCAAACTTAAAGAATGAGCGAGAAGAGCAAAAGCTTGAGAAACTATTGGACGACAATAAAATCGTTTATGAGATATACGAAAGCTACCTTGATAGTGAAAAAATGTATCTTCGAGCTTATGAAATTAATATTTAATCAATGGAGGATTAAAAATGGGACAACAAGAAAAAAATAAAGTTGAATTTGGCCTTGAAAATGTCTATTTTGCAAGAGCAACAACAGATTTACTAAGTGGAGCAACCACTTATGAAAAACCGATTAGATGGCCAGGAGCGGTTGAGCTTTCTTTAGAAGCTAGTGGTGATTTGATTAAATTTAAAGCTGATAATATTGATTACTATATCAGCGGTAATAACCAAGGATATGATGGTAAACTCACTACAGCCCTTGTTCCTGAAGAATTTGCGACCAAAATTTTAGGAGAAGTTGTTGAAGGTGGAGTTCAAACAGAGTATTCTAATGCAGAAACTTCTCCTTTTGCTTTAATGTTCCAATTTGAAGGGGATAAAAAAGCAACTCGACATGTTTTGTATAATTGTTCAGCAAGTCGTCCTAGTGTCGGTTCGTCAACAATTGATAAAGGTGATCCAAATACAACGGAGCTTTCATTTTCAGCAAGCCCTCGTCCGTCTGATAAAGCAGTTAAAACAAAAACTCGTCCAGATACAGAGCCTACAGTTTATGATGCATGGTTCAATTCCGTTTATGATAAAAATTCAAAAACGACTACCACTACAACAACTACAACTAGACACGATTAGGGAGACAAAATGGAAAAAACAATTGAAATTGGAGAGATTAAGATTCGTTTGGCTTCAAATGCAGCTACTCCATTGCGTTATAAAATGCAGTTTCATACCGATTATTTTGCGGACTTGATGAAACTTGCAAAAGCTTTGGAAACAGGAACAGAGGAAGAATTTAATTTTGATAATGTTTCTTGGGAACAGTTGTCAATGTTAAATTTGACGTTACTTTATAACTTTGTTTGGATCTATGCCAAAACTGCGGACCATTCAATTCCAGACCCTTTGGATTGGTTGGATAGTTTGGAAAGTTTGCCAATTGAAGACTTTACCAGTGAATTACAAGATTTGATTGCACATTCCATCAAATCTAAAAAAAAGTAGATTCAGGAGCGACAGCCAGTGATGAAGTGTTCACTGTCGAGTCGTTCCTTTTGCTTTGTAAGCAAGTTGGTTTATCAAGTGAAGATATGCAAGTAATGGATATTGGGGATTGTTTAGACTTTATTCAAGAGTGGGTTGATTTCAATAACCCTGATAAAGAGAATAAACGTAAGGCAACACAAGATGATTTCGACTCGTTCTAGAAAGGAGTAAAAAATGGCTAAAAAAATAAGCGGGATTACTATTGCAATAGGGGCTGATACAACTGGTGTTACTAATGGCTTGAAAGATATTGGCAAACAATCTAATTCGGTCAATAGCGAGCTTCGAGATGTAGAACGTCTTTTAAAATTGAATCCGAACAATGTTGAATTAGTCGCTCAAAAGCAACAATTACTTTCTAAACAAGTTGAATTAACTACAAAAAAACTTGATGGGCTCAAAGGCGCACAAGCAGATGTAGACCGTCAATTTAAGAGCGGTGATATTGGGGAAGAACAATATCGTGCCTTTCAACGTGAAGTAGTCGCAACCGAAGGGCGTTTAGACCACTATAAGCAATCATTGAAAGATGTAGAGTCAAGTAGTGGAGAAGCTGGAAATGCAACAAAAGGGCTTGGAGGTAAGTTTGATGAATTGGGTCAATCGGTTGAAGATGTAGGAGAAGCTGTCAAAGGTGGGGTTCTTATGGAAGCTGCCGACCATTTGTCTGTTGTAGGCGACAAACTTAAAGAGTTTTCAGGAAGTGCACAAGAAGCATTCTCAGATGTCGATGAGGGGATGGATAAAATTACAACCACCACCGGAAAGGCTTCTGATGAATTTAAAACTCAGTTTGATAATATCATTTCTTCAATGGCAGTTGATAGCTTCAAAGATGTTGGTTCTGCTTTAGGTACACTGAGCGCTCAATTTGATATGTCTGGTGACACTCTAGAAAAAAATTCAAAACTTGCTTTACAATATGCAAATATTAATGATACTGATGTAAAAACTTCTATTGAATCAGCTAAAAGTGCCATTGAAGCTTATGGATTATCAAATAAAGACTTTAGCACAGTATTAGATAGCGTAACGGCAACCAGCCAACGAACAGGTGTTGCTGTAGACTCTTTGTTTGATTCTGCTGTAAAAGGTGCGCCGCAAATTAAAGATTTGGGACTGAATTTTTCTCAAGGAACAGAATTATTAGGACAATTTAGTAAGGCCGGTGTTGATGGCGATGCAGCTTTATCTAGCTTATCAAAAGCTAGCATCATATATGCAAAAGGTAATAAGTCGCTATCGGAAGGTTTGGGCGAAACGATTGAAAAAATCAAGAATGCCAAAACTAAACAGGAAGCTCTTACAGAAGCTGCTACTGTCTTTGGAACAAAGGGAGCCTCTCGAATGGTTGATGCTATTCAAAGGGGGGCTTTCAACTTATCAGAGCTAGGAGACGTTGCTAAGAAGAGTAATGGAACTATCTCTGATACGTTTAATAAAACAGTTGATGATATTGATGAACAACAAATAGCATCACAACAAGCTAAAGTTGCTATGTCAGAGTTTGGAGCTGCAATCGCTACAGGGTTAAAGCCACTATTAGATTTACTTGTTCCTTTACTAAAATTTTTAGGGCAAGCATTTGGTAGTTTGCCTGGACCTATTAAAACAATTTTAGTGGTGATAGGTGGATTGATTATTGCGTTCACAGCCTTGATGCCTATTATTGCTTCTATGGCGGTTGGATTGCCTGCGTTAGGGGCAGTTTTAGGTATCACAGGAGCAGAAGCGGGAGGAGCAGCTATTGGATTTGGTGCATTATCTACCTCGCTACTACCAATAATTGCTATCGTAGCCGCGGTAATTGCAATAATTGCTTTAGTTGTAATAGCTGTAAAAAACTGGGGAGCAATCACCGACTGGTTTAGCGATAAATGGGACGGGCTGAAAAAATGGTGGAGTGATTTTTGGGGACAATTTAGTAGCCCAGTCGATGGTGCTTTCAAGTGGCTTGAACAATCTATAAAAACAATTTCGGCTTTCATGTTTGGTTCATTCGATGATAAGGTTAATGCTATTAAGAATTTATTTAAGTTTCTAAAACTCAAGTTCCCTAAAATAGAAATCCCACATATCCCTATGCCTCACTTTTCGTTTTCAGGAACATTCAACCCCTTGAAAGGAAAACTTCCTAAGATAGGAGTAGATTGGTTCGCTAAAGGTGGGATTTTAACTAAACCAACTGTATTTGGTCAAAATGGCAATTCACTTATGGTAGGTGGAGAAGCTGGAAAAGAAGCAGTCGCACCATTGAGTGATTTGATGGGATATGTTGAGAAAGCGGTCGCCAATCAGATAGGGAATGCGAGAGGAGATGAGATTCACCTTCACTTGACGACTTATGGAGCAATGCCTAAAGAGACAATGGACCAAATGGCAGAATATATGATGTATAAATTGGGAGACTTAAATAAGCAGAAAGGATTTGGATAGATGCTAGATGGTTGGTTTAAAATTGGTAATCATTGGAGCGAAGAATTTCAGATGTTTTTAACTAAGCCTCCAGAAAAAAAGAAAGCTCAACGAATGATAACACTTGATGAGGTAAGCGGAGTAAATAAACTCGTGATTACTGACAAAGGTTATTATACTAATGTAGAACATACTCTGGAATGTTTTTATGTTTCACCAGATATGCATTCAATCCAGTTTGTCGAAGATTTAATTACAAGTGCGTTAGATACTAGAGGAGAATATGTTGATTTTATCCCATATTATGACCCTAGGTATATCTATAAAGTGGTAGTTATCAATAATCCTACTTTTTCAGGGAACATCTCAGCTATGAGAGGTGTTCCTTTTACTTTTGATGTCAGCTTTGCACCTTTCAAGTATCGAGTTGGGGGAGAAAGAGCAATTGAGTTCAATAAACCTCAGAAAATTTATAATCCAGAGCGATATGAAAGTTATCCGTTAATCAAAATTTATGGTCAAGGTAATATCTCTATTTTTATTAATAATCGTGAGACGAAGTTAAAAAACATTAAAAACACGATTATTATTGATTCCAACGAGGATGTAATGGAGGTTTATAAAGAAAACAATGGTGAGTTGATTAATTTACACGATAATTTTGTAGGAAGTCAAAATTTTCCCTACTTAGATTCTGGAATGAATCAAATCTCATGGAATGGAAATGTTTCAAAAATAGAAATAGAACCGAGGTGGCAAACAAAGATATGAAACCAATTTTATATGAGCCTAAGGCTACCGATTTTGAAAATAATGGCGGAATTGCTACGCTTGCAGATTGCCGTTCTTTAAAAGTTACTGAAGAAGCTAACGGCTCTTATATTGCTGAATTAACTTTTCCGATAACAACAAAATATAGTGAATATTTAGAGGATGTGAATTATCAAATCAAATGTAAGCCAAATGATTTGGATAAGTATCATGTTTTTTATATTTATACGCACTATAAAGATATGGCCACTGGTCTTTTATACGTTACTGCTAAATCTCGGACGATGAAATTAGGAAATCGGACAGTTAAAAATGTTGTGATTGATAATCAAACTGGAATTGAAGCGATGGCTCTTTTGCATGATGGAATGGATTTAGAAAGTGATATCGAAATGTTTTCTGATATCACAGCTATTTCATCTACCCATTTTGAAGTTTCTAATCCACTTGAGTGTATTAAAGGAATCGATGGTTCATTAAATCAGTGTTATGGCGGTGAAATTAAACATGAACCTAATAGAATTTCTTTACTAAAAAGACGGGGTAAAGATAATGTTACAACAATACGCTATCGAAAAAACCTCGAGGGATTCAAACTTGAGCTAAATTGGGATGGCTTAGTTACTCGTATATTTCCTTACGCTGATGTTCAAAATACTGATGGTAAAACCGAGCGAATCTATGGAAATAAAGTGGATTCACAATATATTGGTAATTATGATGGCGAAGTTTATGCTCGGCATATCCAATTTACGGAAGATCAAGGGGCAACTGATACTGCAACATTAAATAAAGTTGCCAGTAAATATTTTACTTCAATGAATGCAGGAGTTGACAAACCCAAAGTCAGTGCTGAAGTTAATATTAGAAAATTAGATAACCAGGCCAAGTTCAAGAACTTTAGACAGCTTGGCATTTTTGATTCTTTTACTGTTTTTCATGAGCGATATAATATTAATCTTGAAATGACTGTAAATAAAGTAGTTTATGATGGATTACTTGAGCAAATTGAATCCATAGAAGCAGGAGACCCTAAGTTTACATTTTTTGAAGAACAACAAAATCAGTTTACTGAGGTTATGAAAAAAGTACCCACAAAACAATATAGTAGTGTATTTACTGATTATGTTACGAAAATTATCAGTGGTAATGATGGCGGAAATGTTATTTGGCATCCAAAGGAACGTCCAACTGATTTATTTTTTGTTAATGGAACGAATTTGGAAGACTCAAAGCAGGTTTTACGAATTAATAAGAGTGGTATTGGTTTTAGCTCTAATGGTTGGAAGGGACCATTTAATACCGCATGGACTTTAGATGGAACATTTGTTACTGACTTTATCAAGTCGGGAACTCTAAATGCAGACTTGATAAAAGCTGGTGTTTTATCTGGTATTAAAATACGTTCAGTTCATCATGACTTCATTATTGAACTTGACCAAGGGAAAATTCGTTTTATTAAAAGAAATGGGTCGTCCGAAAATGAGATGTTTGCTTTTGCGCCAACTTATACAGGCGGACAACTCCAAGGGATTAATGCAATTCAAAATCATGGTTATTCTTTCGCCTTGTCATCAAAGGGAAACAACGGAGCGCTTTTAAATGTTTTAGAAATTCCCAAAGACAGTACGGCTGAAAATCGCAAATTAAATCTTTACGGAGAAGTAAAAGTTGATGGTAACTTTTACGTTAATGGCGTTAAGATTGATAAAAATGGCGGAAGCTCTGGCGGTGGTGATAATGGCTGGAATGGAAAACATCCACCAGAATTCACAAGTGACCGTGATAAACGCTACTGGCAAATTTGGGCAATGGCAATTGGGGCTGGTTTCTCTAAACAAGCCGCGGCCGCATTACTCGGAAATGCACAGGGGGAATCTGATGCCAATCCAAGGGCTGATGAGGGTGGCGGACGTCCTGGTTTCGGTTATGGGATTTGGCAATGGACCGATAGTTCAGGCGCTAGCTCTGGACGTGTTTATATGATTAATCTCATGACACGAGCAGGAGTGACTGACAATCCTGACACAATCACAGCCCAATTTAAGCTCTTGATGTGGCATGCACAAAACGGCCAATGGATTGCGAAAAGTTCTTATCCTTATTCTTGGACTCAATTCATGACATTGACCAATATCAATACTGCAACGCAAGCTTTTGTAGCTAACTTTGAACGTCCCTTAAACGGACACCCTGAACGTAGTACTTGGGCCCAAGAATGGTATAACAAATTTGTTAATCTTGGAATCCCAAGCGGTGGCGGAGGTTATATTGCTCCAATTTCAAGTCCTATTACCGTAACAAGTGAAATGGGTTGGAGAACGAGTCCAATCACCGGAGCGCAAGAATTTCACAATGCTATGGACTTGGTTAATGGCAATCCAACAACTCCAATCTTAGCTTCTGGCGATGGTCAAGTGGTCCAAGCGGGAAGTAATTATTATGACTGGTATGGAAATTACACGGTCATCAAGCATGCGGATGGACTTTATACAGGGTACGCACATCAAAGCAGAATCGATGTTTCTGTGGGTAAAAATGTTAAAAAGGGCCAACAAATTGGACTTATGGGAGCGACTGGTCCGGTCACTGGACCACATTTGCACTTCCAATTCATGGACCAATATTGGCCATCATCAAGCGCTCACTTTAAGAATCCAAGGGATTATATCAAATTTTAGAAAGGGTCTATTATGACAGAACATTTTATAACACTGTCCACCACAGAGCCTAATAACAATATCGGCATTGTTAAGCTAAGACATGCGGATGTCAACAGTCAAGCGATTGTTGCTCGAATTGTAGAGAATGGTCAACCTAAGAACTTTGAAGGCTTACAGCCGTTCTTTTGTTTAATGGCACAAGAAATTACAGGTCAAGGGGTATCAGAAGAAAGTGTTGTCTCCTTTGATGCTAAAAATGGAACACTGAAATATGTTGCCAGTGATAATGCTTTGCAAATGGTGGGACGAAATGAAGCATATTTTAGCTTTAGAAAACAAGAAGGCGAGCAATGGATTGAGCAATTCTCCACTCGGACATTTCACTATATTGTTGAGAAATCCATTTATTCGCAACCCTTCAAAGACTCAAACTATTGGTGGACTTTCAAAGAGCTTTATCGAATCTTTAATAAGTATATTGAAGATGGTAAAAATAGCTGGGAACAGTTTGTGGAAGCAAACCGTGAAATCCTTGAATCAATTGATCCAGGAGGACGGTTACTTGCGGAAGTTTTAGACCTCAATAAAATTATTTATCGTAAAGTTCCAAGCGGATTTAATGTAGTAATTGAGCACGATTCAGAGTATCAACCGGATGTGAAAGTAACTTATTACAAAAATTCAATTGGAACCGAAGCGAATGGATTTGATACTAGTCCAGTATTTGGCGGAGAGCGAATTTATAACCTAGCTTCTTCATTAAGCTATATCAGAAATAAAGTCAATGTTGAGCTTCCGTCAGTTTATGCAATGGCCGGAGAAGTTGTAAATAATGGTAACGAACTGTTGTTAATCAACGGAACTGAGGTTATGCGTTTTGTTATTGAGGGCGCAACAATCACCAAAGGCTATGTTGAAAAAGTGAAGCCACCAACTAATCTAATTGTTTCTGATATCACTTCTTCAAGTGCAAAAATTTCGTGGGAAAACGGGGGATACTATGGCAGATAAAAATTATTTACATACCGCCTACGCCAATAGCGCAGACGGAACTGATAGATTCACAACTACTTATCCGAATTTGAATCTGTTGGATGGGACTAGAGATTTCAAACCTAGAGGTGCTGGTAATGGTACAGAAAATCAAAATGTAGGAAATATTTATTTTGTGAAAAATAAGAAAGTAGCTGATTTATTTAAAGCTGGCGATTATATAACCATATCTTATGATATTGAATTTTTAAATACTGAACTATATAGTAGTTCGGAAGATGTAAATATCACGATACAAATGCATGGCGGGTCTTATACATGGATATCTCAAATAAAAGCGAAAAATGTAGGTGGTAAGTTTTATACTAAAGATTTATTTAAATCATCTGATTATGTAGAAACTCCTACTCATAAAGTCAAGGTTTCGCGAACAATACAATTAACTCAGGATTTTATAAATGCAAATGCAACGGTCAATAGCATTGAATTAGTTTATAACTTTATACCTGTTGGTGCTAATACAAACCCTACTAATTTAAAAATAGAACCAGCGAAAGATTTAAATTCAACCGCCACTCCGTGGATGCCATCAGCTAGCGAAGTCACAACTGCTGACTGGCCAAAGTTTGTAGGAACTTACGTTGATACTAACCCAGTTTCTAGTATAGTCTCAAGCAAGTACGATTGGGATGAAATGAAGTATCGGGTTTATTTAGATGGTGTGCCTGTAGGTGGAAGTAAACTTCTGTCATTTGATTTGGAAAATCTAAAGGCGGGCACATCATACAACGTCCAGGTTAGTCAAATAAATGGCAATGTTGAAAGCGACAAGTCAGAAAGTGTTGCTTTTAAAACAACACTAACCAAATAATAGAAATAGGAGAAGAAAATGGCTAGTATTAAAAAAGTATATCGTGGCATGCAAAATGGAGCAGAAACGATTAATGATGATTTGGAAGCAATCAACTCTGAATTAACCAGTGGCGGAAATGTTGTTCATAAAACTGGTGATGAAACAATTGCTGGTAAAAAGACGTTTACTGGTAACGTTGAAGTAAATGGAAGCTTAACACTTCCAACCAAATCATGGTCTGGAGAACTCGGAGGTGGGATCATTCTTAGCTTACGGAAGAAAGGGACTACAGTTGAATATTCAATTGGTGGGGAAATATCCTCTAGTATTCTTGCAAATTCCAATTTAGTAAATCTCAGTGTTCCAAATGAATTTTGTCCCAGAAATAGGTGTTCCCTTGTAGGTCATATGGCTGGTGGTTGGAATGCATTTCATATTGACATTCCATCAAGTGGAGTATGTCAGTGGTTTGGTCCAGTTACGAGCAGTGGTACTCCTCGTGGGACTGGTACATATCCAATAGATTAAGAAAGTAGGGGTCATGGATGCATTAGTACATGAAGGGTGGCTTTTTTTCAAACTTGTTATTGATAATTGGGCCGCTCTTCTTATAATTTCTGGTATTTTTGGTTGGATGTATCGAAGAATGACCAAGAAACAGGAGGAGCAATTAAAAATACTTTTAGTAGTAATTAAACGTGTTGAGCTTGGAGAAGCAATTAACCATGATTATGGCTTACAAATTGTCAGTGGTATTTTTGATGAATATACAGCATTAGGGGGCAATCATTATGCTCACGAAATTTATGAAAGATACAAGGAAGGAAAAGAAAATGATTTTTAACAACAAATTTTACAACGTTATCAAATGGGCTGTTTTAACAGCCTTGCCAGCACTTAGTGTATTTATTGGAGTAATTGGAAAAGCCTACGGCTGGGGTGGAACTGATTTAGCTATCATTACTTTGAATGCATTCACGGTATTCTTGGGAACATTAGCTGGAGTCAGTGCTGTTAAATATAATAACCAGCCAAATGATACGAAGGAAAATAAATGAAAAGATTAATTAAAAAGGCTGCCATTGGAATGGTAGCTTTCTTTGTTGTTGCAGCAAGTGGACCTGTATTTGCGGCAGTTGGTGACCAAGGGGTGGACTGGTCAAAATATAACGGAACTTACGGTAATTTTGGCTATGCTCATGATAAATTTGCTTTTAGCCAAATCGGAGGGACTTACGGAGGAACCTTTGTAGACCAAGCCACCTATGAAACGCAAGTAGCTTCAGCAATTGCTCAAGGTAAACGAGCGCACACTTATATTTGGTACCAAGTCGGAGGTTCGCAAGAAGTAGCAAAAGCAGCACTTGACCGCTATTTACCAAAAATTCAAACGCCAAAGAATTCTATTGTAGCTTTGGACTATGAAGGTGGAGCAAGTGGAAATAAACAGGCCAATACTGATGCGATTCTTTACGGAATGCGTCGAGTAAAAGCGGCTGGATATACTCCAATGTATTATTCATATAAGCCTTATACTTTGGAAAATGTCAACTATAAGCAAATCATCAAAGAATTCCCTAACTCATTATGGATTGCGGCATATCCAAATTATGAAGTAACACCAGTTCCAAACTATAGCTTCTTCCCAAGTATGGACGGAATTTCAGTATTCCAGTTCACATCAACTTATGTTGCTGGCGGACTTGATGGAAATGTTGATTTAACAGGAATCACAGATAATGGATACGGAAAACAGCAAGGCCAAGAAGTTAAACCCGATACTGCTACACCGGCCATTGAAAATGGTAAAGAAGCCAATGAAGTTAAAGGAAACGATGTAGAAGTTGAAATGACGGTTAAAGTAAACTTTGGCGCTAAGAATTATGCCACAGGAGAAACAATTCCTCAATGGGTAAAAGGTCAACCACATAAAATCATCCAGAAGAATGGAGATGCTGTCTTGCTTGATGGTATTATGAGCTGGTTATCCGTTCATGATGTGGAAACTATTGATGCTTCTACAAGCCAGCCAACGACACCCGCAAAAAGTTATATTGTAAAACAAGGTGATACACTTAGTGGCATTGCATCAAACTGGGGTACAAACTGGCAAAAATTAGCTCGTCAGAACAGTTTATCTAATCCGAACATGATTTACACTGGTCAGGTTATTCGATTCACAGGCGGTCAATATGGGGCTACAGCACGAACTTACACTGTACAATCTGGTGATAATCTTTCATCAATTGCGAGCCATTTAGGAACAACAGTTCAAAGTTTAGTTTCAATGAATGGTATTTCAAATCCTAATTTGATTTATGCTGGTCAAACTTTAAATTATTAAAAATTAACTCCCGCTTCGGCGGGTGTTTTTTATTATAGAAAATACATAACCTAAAGACATCTTTTTGTAATGTAAAAGAAATCAATAATTAATTGACAAACGATATTAGGATTGATAGAATGTACATGTGGTATTTAGATACCCGTTAATATTGTAATTCATTCTTTGAGAGTACACACCCTGTTGATAGAGGGAAGTCCGAAATCAAAGAATTTTTTTATTTTATAGGAGAAATTAATGAATAAAAGAGTCGCTATATTAGTTGATGGTGGTTTTTATCGAAAACAGTCATTCAAAGTTAAAGGAGAACTTTCTCCAGAAGCAAGAGCGACTGAGTTGTATGAATATTGCTGGAGGCATTTGGCTGAAGGAAAGAAAAAAGAAAAGCGATTTGATGAATTATATCGTATTTTTTATTATGACTGTTCACCTATCTCAAAAAGAGTATACGACCCTTTAAAAAAGGAGACAATTGATTTCTCTAAAAGCCATACAAAAGAGTGGACAGAAGATTTTTTTCAAGAATTATCTAAGAAAAGAAAAGTAGCATTAAGATTTGGTGAGTTGAGTGAAGGTAGCGTAGGGTATTCTTTTACTACGGAAGCCACAAAAAAATTGCTAAATAAATCAATAACTGTAGATGAAGTCAAGAGAAGACATTTAAAACTATCCGTACAACAAAAAGGTGTGGATATGCGTATAGGATTAGATATTGCAAGCCTTTCTTTTAAGAAGCAGGTTGATAAAATAATTTTGATAGCTGGTGATAGTGATTTTGTTCCTGCGGCAAAGTTAGCTCGAAGAGAAGGGATAGATTTTGTACTAGATCCTTTAGGAAACCATATCAAATCTTCCTTAGCATTGCATATTGATGGTTTACGAGTTTGTGATAATGACTATGCAGATTATTTTAAAAAATAACTCTTCGCCCTCCGGGGCGTTTTTCTTTGTTCTCGTTAAGAAGTTTGCTATAATTAAGTTTCTAACACTGACACCCCTTAATTGGGGGTCTTTTTCGTTAACAAATGTTACTGTTTTTCTTAAGATAAATTAGTATAATATTCTTGTCGTAAATGCTATTCCAAATACAAATACAAATAACTAAGTATTTTGGGAGAGATAAAGCGCCCTTTTCCAAAGCGAGGGCGTTTTTCTTTACAACGGAAACGGAAAGTTATATAATATTCTTATTCCAAAAAAATTTTTTCATAAATTCATTCCTAAGCGTCCCTCTCCTAACTGGGGCGCTTTTTTTGTGCTATAATATAGTCGGGATGTTTGTGATATTTCATCCTATTCCTAGAGTCAAGCCATTCTTCGGAGTGGCTTTTTTTATTTATTAAAAAAGTTGTATAATAGTTTTAGTGGATGAGAAAAACATTCATTTACAAACACTTGATAATCTGCAGCTCCATCCACACAGATCTTATATAATAACGAAGATATGTGCTGCAGATTGTCATATTTTAGTTCTTTAGCTCAGTTGGTAGCTAACCGTTCGGTCGCTGGTTCGAGTCCAGCAAGAACCATAAAGAAAAATAACAGACCTTAAAACAGACCCGAAAGCTGTAATAGTCTATTTTACAATATATAAAAAACTCCCCTCGCCTCCATTATCCAGTTTATATAGAATCTTATAGACTAAGAAATCGCTCAATGGAGCGGTTTTTCTTTTTGAATTCTTTATACTGTATTTGAGATTAAGTTCGTCCCTAGCCACCAAATTTGTAAATTTATTACTTTAGACGTTTATTATGTACAAGTTTTATCTATGTGTGCACTTGTAGAGCTACACAATCGATTTATTTTTGTAATATTTAATATAAAATGATAGACTCGAAGCGTTGAATTATCAAGAGGCCCACAATATATTTGATAGCTTATTGTTTATTATATATGAATACCCGAATTGCTAGTTAATTTCATTGGAAAATAAATAAGTCGTGCTATCCTAATCTTAAACCACTAAGCATTAGAAAGCGCACGACTTATATGACTTATAATAGCACACTTCCAAAAGTTTTTGTTTATTTACTGACAACCATTGAGACGCTTTATCAAACGAGGGTTCCCCTTGAGGTTCAAAACCGAAAGAACGTCCATCTCGCAACATCAGATTGCTTAGTTATCGCTTGTTACCTATGGGGCGTACTGCATTTTAGTGAAACGCTTAAAGCTAAGCACCAACTTGCTCAAAGTTTATTTCCTAATTTCCTAGAATATTCTCGCTTTGTCCGCCGTTGTAATGCCCTCTTACCGAGTATCCAAGTCATTCGCCAAGCACTCGTCTTTAAAGAGGTTGAAGGAATGAGTGTATCCATTATTGACAGCTTCCCCATTCCTTTGTGTCAGCCTATTCGTAATTTCAGAAGCAAAGTTCTTGGAGATTATGAAAATGTTGGCTACAATGCTACAAAGGGACAGTACTTCTATGGATGTAAATGTCATGCTTTAGTCAGTGAATCAGGCTATGTCATAGAC